CTAGCGGGGTGCTGCCGGAGCTTGCACCGCTACCTGCCGGATACCATCAGCACTCCAAAACTGCGGGTTTTTATTGCCCGCCATCAAACCTTGTACCAGACCCTCGATCATCACCGGCGAGCCCGGCGCAATGTTGGCACACGGCTGCGTCGGTGCGGTCAGCGTAATGCTCAAGTTCTCGTACTTGTCACGGTCGAACGACTTCACTGCCACGGCCACCGTAGCCGTCCACTTCAGGCCGCCATTCTTGTCGCGGGCTTGGACTTGCTGGCTATTCGAGTCGTTCCGATCAGCTCGCTCCATCTTTTGCTCTATAGCCAAAAAGATGCCGGGCCGCCCAAACGTCTTGGCAAAGTCCACTACGATACGGTCAATCATGCAAGAAACCCCTTTCTGTGCTTGGTTGCGCGCCAAAAGCGCAACTGTTCGATAACAACAATAGCAATGCGGATAGCTGTTTTTGGGCATACGAATGCCCGGGCTATCCACGGTAGGTTTTCGGGAAGTAGAAAATCGTCCGTTTAAGGCAATCTGAAATCCGGTGGTAGAGGGATTATTTTCGCCTGGCGGATAATGACTAACTCACCAGGCCATGCAAAGAACCTGCGGGTAATCTCGGCGTCGCCAGGTTCGTCCGGCGGCTCATCATCGCCCATAACGCTGTGTGGACTATGGAGGCGGTAGAAAGTCCGCTCTTCGTTCACCACACGAATTTGCTCTTTGGTATACCGCCGGCTACCCAACCGTATCTCCCCTGACTTCTTCCAACCTTCCCACACGCCGCCTCTAAATAAGCCTCGCAAAAGGCGGTCAATGTCACGTTCAGCAGATGATGCTACAGCACGTTTGAAGTCAGCCGTCTCTGGGTAATATTTCCTGCGTAATTCTGTTTTGCCACGGCTCACATTTGAACTCACTGCTGACTCACTGATACCTAATTTTGCAGCAGTCTCTTGTTGGGTATATCCGTAGTAGTGTTTCGACAGAAAGCAATCCCGATACTTCTCCGGCATCTGTGGTACTTCCTCTCGGAGCCAGAGCAGATCACATATCCGGTCTTCGTCTCCCTCTACGTTCAGTTCGGCCTCGCTTTCCGGTATAGGGAGGAAATCTATCAACTTGGTATGCCGGTGAGCATCACGCGCAAGGTTCGTCGCGATACGGTAGAGCCAACTTTTAGCAGTCTGTTGTAAAATCGTCTCCTTATATTTCAAAACCCGCTCAAAGGTATCCTGGTAAAGATCACGGGCAAGCTCTTGGTCATGTACCAGACCCATCAAGTAGCGCACAATCGGCTGCTGGTAATATTCGTAAAGTTTCTCAATCTCGGAGCCAGAGTCATCAGGTGATAGTTGACGCATTGCTTGCCCCTTTCCAGTCAGTTTAGTCATCCTCGCCGCCTTACTTGTATATACGTATGAAACCCGAAAACCCTGCGTCGTGTATTGCGAGTTCGGCAAATGTTGTATAGTCGAACTCATGACCAATCATGAGCATCTAGGCGAGTCTGAACCTAGTCAGCCGGACAGTCCCTTCAGCGAGCTAGGCTTCTTCACTCAAACTTTTGCTGAATATATCGCCACTGGCCGTTTAGACCCATCAACTATTAGCCCTGAGCAGTTGCGCGTGCTCGACAGTATCGCAAGGAAGATGGCCTCCGATATTGAGTTTCTAATCAACCATGGCGAACTGCCGCCAGAGGCAGGGTTGCCACCCGAATTGCTGCAACGCTTGGAAGGGGAAGGTCATAACGACATGCCACAGTAGCTACAGCGGCACTACGGTTATGTCCCGATTGTGGAAGCCCGACGTACCCGCTGGGCACCTCAACTTCATGCCGCTTCGTATGTGATAACCGCACCGATACAGCGCTTCCCACCAGAAGCGGTGAACACATTCCCAGCCGCGTCTTTACCGAAGCCTACTGTTGTAGCACCGCTGGCAACATCCCAGATACCAACTACCGATATGGTGTTATCAACGATGCGGCAAGTGTCTGTCCAGTGCATCCCCGGGATGGTCGCGGCAGTGACAGGTAGGCTGATGGTGAACGAGGTTGAGTTACTGGTTCCGTCCGATCCCTGGTAAATCACTAAAGTCACCGTCTTGCCTATCTGTATATATCTGTAAAAGCCACCGGCTGGGACAGCGGAAAAACCTGTAATAGTCGGCGTCCAATCCTGCCAGACACCAAAGTCATTACTATTATTAAATAATGATAAAATATTTAACCACTTAAATCGATTCGTCGAGGGGCCAGACGCCGTTTCTCCAAGCGCGAAATCATTTAATGATGGCGTTGTGTTTTCGCTATATCCTGAAATTTTTCCCATTTCTGTATTCCTCTCTTATTTTAGCTTGGGCCGCTTGGATTGCCTAACGTGCTCATCGCTATCAATTCTTTAGTGACCTGCTCAACCTTAGTTACGATGCGCTTTGGCAGCAAGCCGAGCTGCAACGTCACCTGGTTCGGCGCGTAGTCTATATGCACAATCTGGGCTAGTAAGCCATCAACGAGCGTACCAAACCCGTTAAACCCTATAATCAGCCCCGGCTTAAACTGCGTGGTGTCGATAGTTTTGTCCACAACCGTTACTGTAGTCTGATATTGTTCGTCTTTTTTCTCCGCAACCTCGCTGCTACCAATAGCATGAGCTGTGGCTGTGTCTGTCACCCTGTTATCACTCAACCTTGATAGCGCTACACCGTACTCGTTGATGCTAGTGCTATCCTGGTCGAGCGTATAGATATTAGAACCGGCAACCACTCCCCCCGTAAAGTACGCCTCGTTCGCGACATACTCCGTAGTGGCCACGATCTTGATTTGATTGAGGTGTTTTCCCTTCGTCAGCACAATGTCGGCAACGGTGTTGGCCTGCTTGAAGTACACTGTATTGGTGTTGAAGGTGTAACTTAGTGATAACCCTGTAGCATCTATAGAGCTACCATTATAGGTAACTGCACCGCCCTCAGTTGCGTAGGCGTCCAACACCGGCTCTAGTATTTGCGTAGTTGGGTCTTTGCTGGTATAGGTGGCAACGGTACTCAATGGCGCAGCATACGTCTCAAAGTACATCTCCTGTGAACTGGCAATCCCCCAACCACTGCCGACATTGAGGTACTCGTGACCGCCGCTGTAAGTCACCGTGTCGTGCAGATATACCTTCACGCCACTGCTATCTGATGCTGTGACATAGAAGAAGTAAGAAGTCGACGGGCTGACCGCGATAGGTGAAGCAAACACGAACTGGTGGGCTGCTGCCGTAGTCGAAGATATGTTCATAGAAGTTGAGCCTATTTCGGCTCCCCCAGGGCTCAGGCACAGGTGAATAGTAACGGTGTTGGTGGTGCTGACAACTGCTGCATAGATAGTGATAGCACCAATGTTATTCACTCCTGAGCCAGTGGTGAATGTCTGGCCGACTAATATGAAAGACGGACTAGTAACAGTACCGAAGTCATCTTGCACCGTTTGAATTTGGTCAGCAACCAGTAGCCCGTAGCCACGTATAAGGTGGTTCGTCAGGTCTTGACCATCGCTATACACCGTCAAGTCGATAGTGTCATCCTGCCCGTCGCCACCAAAGTTGGCCTCCCACCGTTTGAGCCTACCCCTAAACATAGTGATGCCGTTGGGGTGGTAGTAGCCGTACTCAACTACTACAATCTCATTACCGTTCTTGATAAGCTCGTCGGCACCGCCACCAAGTCCAAGGATGAGGTTCGCACCGTCGCTGAGAATGTTGTTGCTCCCCTCATCAAGTACGTTCGCGCCGGATTCGTCCAGCACGGCGTCATTGCTTGGCAAGGAGCTGGTATCGGCCGATACTGGCAGCTGTATCTTGATCTGTACGCCGCCGGTGTTTATGTCTTGGCTGAATGAAAAGTCAGATGAAGGGCGGGGCAGGCGGCCCAAATATGTACTAGCTGAGTCATAGACTTTGTAGATGTAGCGCTTCTGCATGTCGATGTTCCCAGCGCTCACGCCGGTCGAGTAGTAGACGGTAATGGCTATGTAATCAACATATGCCGTCACGGTGGTATCAGGGTGCAGATCGGCACTGAACGCTACTCCGAAGTCAGAGTTGTTTATGTCAGCCGATGTCCAGCTCTCGCCCCATAAATCTGATACGCTGCCATAGGTAGCTACTGCGTCGCTGGTCGGCCATAGCGTCACTGTATCGGCCTTATTGGTAACGCCGATGCTGCCGTCGGATTTAACAATCTTGACTGCATAATCGGTCACGTTATTGGTGCCGTTGCCGCTGGCGTGGCGCGTTACTTCAACCACAATACCCTGGATGTCCGAGCCGGCCGGGATACTAAACCCGTAATTGGTAGTCTTGAGGTAGTGGGTATGGTTCGGGTTGGTATCAACTGCGGTAGCATAAGTGGCGTCTAAGGCTTTGGCGTTGTTAGGGTTTGACCACGTATCACCGCTCAATGACGAATCATCGGCTGCCGTACTTGGTGAGTTGGGGCCTATGTATGCCATATCAGACGTAAAGCACGCTATATACAATATTTATATTAAATGTGCGGCTGGTGAGGTTATCGCTGTAGGATATGGTCTGCGCTCCTGGCGGGAACAAGGGGAACGCTCCAGTAAAATCCACAGCCACGCCGTTGACGGTAACATTGCTCCTAGCGCAATCAATGACTAGCACGTCACTGGTTGCCCAGGTGCGCTGTACTGTTATCTCTTGGCCGTTGCCGCTATTGCCGATAATGACCGTCTTATTGGTCGCACCGCTAACGGCGGTATAGGTGATGGTAAAGATTGGTTGCTGGTATGGAGCTGTGCCGCCAAAGGTGTAGTTATCGCTGTAGCTGGCACTGGTTCGGCCGCTCACGTTCAGGATAGTAGTTTGGCTGATGTCCTGGCCGAAGGCGTTTGTACAGGTAAACGTGATCGTGAAATTAGCGTATGTCAGATAGCCTGGCCTCTGTACATCAATATTGGTAGCGGTAGCCACGTACCGCCTGGTGCCGCCGCCGTAGTCCATATCAAGGTTCGCCCCTTGCGCTACCAGGTAGCCGTTGAAGGTGTCTATAAGCGTGTCGCAGTCAGAGATAGTCGTGCCGACAATGACCCCGGTCACGGTAATAGGTTTGGCTGGATACTCTACAAATGGGATAGCACTGGCGTTGGCATGGGATAACGCGTACGATTGCGCCTTTTTAGCGTTCTTACCGGCGTGTTCGATGCCTTGCGTGATAATGCCGTGGTTGCCATCGAAGGTTTGCAAACTGTGGCCGTTATAGGAAATCTGAATTGCCATTAGTACTGCCCTTGCACGACTGACAAGCCACTGCCCGCGTTCAACGAGTCTTGGTTGATCGACTCGAAGAACTTGCTTACGGCCGCTGGTGTGGAGAGCACGACTTGCTGGATATTGACTGTGCTGCGGTTGCCGCCATTATAGTTATTGCTGGTGTTATTGTTCACCGGCGATGTGCCGCCACTGGCCGGTACGCCAGTCACTAACTGTGTGGTAGCGATGTTAGCTTGGGCCTGGATGCCCTGCAAGCCTTGGATAAGCCCAGCACCCATGTTCTTGCCGATCTCAGCGAATACGGCCGACGGCGAGTGGATGCCAAGCAGACTCTTGAAGCTACTAACAATTTCTTTGCCGAGGTTTTTGACATGGTTTAGGGCTGCTCCGAATTGACCTGTCATGCCGTCGATCAAACCGGCGATGATGTCATGACCGGCTTGTGCAAGCAGACTCTTAGGGTGCTCAAGTGCGCTAACAATTTTTATTGCAAGTTTGGCGAGCCAAGAAAAGGCCGTACCGAACCAACCAATCAAATTGCTAATCCACCCTATAAGATCAGTGATAACGTGGATGACAAAGGCTAGAACGTCTATGGCAATGCGTAAGCCGTTAATGAATAAGTAAATAGCGCCGATTAGAGTCACGCCGATAATAACCGCCAGTATCTTCAGCACGTCCATCAATGCTGGCTGTAGAGAGTTGTAAAGCCGGACGACCGCATCCCTTATTTCCCTAAACGCCGGCCCGATATTTGATGCCAATGAGTTCCAAAGTGCCTTGAGCGAGGGCATCATAGCTTCAAAGACTGCTTTGACTGTCTCTATTACATCCTTAAATACTTTCCACTCGGTCTGGAATCCCTTAATCTCAAACTTTGCAAAAGCCTTGGCAAAATTCTCTACATCGCCTATAAAGTCTTTGAATGTCTTATCGCTGGCGAGTTTAGCAAGCCAGTTGAGGAACTCATTTAACTTCTCCTCGATTTTCGGTATGGCACCAACCCCCAAGTCGATAAAGTGGTTTTTAAGCATCTCCATCTTGCCAGCAAAGGTAGTTGCAGCCGCCGATGCGCTGCCACCGAACTCCTTAGCCAGCTCTTGGAGTATGAGTTTTTGGGCATCGGCTTGATCGTTGACAGCCATAAAATGCTTGACTTGTTCCTTTTGCTGGTCACTCAGTGAAACACCGACTTTACGAAGTGCGGTGACACCGTTAATCGGGTCTTGAAGGGCTTTACCGACCTGAATAGCAGTATTAGACAACTGCTCTGAACTTGGTGTAGCGCCATTATTCATAGCAGTAGCCATGTCGGTAACGGCTTTAGTAGCTGCGGGGAACACGTCTTTATGAATACTGGTAAAAGTAAGCAGCATGTTTTCTGCCGCCAGAGCAGCTTCACCGTCAATAGGCGTAGTTTTCATAATGCTATCTGCCAGATTATTAACCTGGTCGGCCGTTACCCCGGCTGCGCCTCCGGTAGACTTCAAGACAGCTTGCAGCTGTGCTTCGGCCTGCTGATGCTCTTTGTAGTTATCCGTAACGGCTTTAATGCCCGTCTTGAGACCCTCCCAGGCATCATTGACTAACTGCGCCGCAACTACTCCGCCGCCAACTTGTTTCCACAGGCCAGCAAAGCCGTTTTTAGCCTCCTCGACGGCTGCTTTAGAATCGTCGTTGACGTGTATCTTTACGTTTACGTTGGCATCGTCATTCATGCGGATTTACTTTTTTACCTGTTGGGCTTTGGCTTCCGCCTTAGACTTTATCTCGAAGAGCGCATCAAACCATAAGGGGCGTTGTAGGTATTGGTCGTATGTCCAGCCGAAGGTTTGGCACATGCTGAGGATGCTAAAACGGGGATCGACTTGGCCGCTGCCGTTTATCACGGCCAAAAAGTAGTCTTTCTCTAGCCTTTTTTTTCGCTGTCGCTGACCTCGCTGGCAGCTTGCAGCGCCTTTACCCTGCTCATGACGAACTTTACGTCTTGGGTGGGCAGAGCAAGCAATTGGTTGAGTACGTCGCTGTTATTACCGTCAACTGATAGCACCATCAGCTCTAACAGCTTGTTGTCGGCATTGATCTGCGCCGTCGGGTCGGTTTCCATGACCATTTTGCCGTTCTTTGGCAATTCGTTGGCGTTCTGACCCTCAAGTCCGGCAGCATCTACCTCGTAGCGCGCCTTATTGGCGCTGAGGCTAATCTTGCGTACTTCCTGGTCGATAAAACCAGTTACATAACCTCTGATTGTGACCTGTTTACCGCTGGTGGGCAGCGCTAATGTTTCTATTTCCTGCATCGTTCACTCCTATGTTAGTGTTGCGTTCGCGCTAATTACTGTTACACCAAAGGCAGCACCGTCTGAGGTGTCGAACTTAGGAATGTATTTGATGTCGGAGAAGTTGATTTCACCCGCCTTGTACTTCGGCGTGGGGTCGTTGGTGGTGAGGTTGTTGAAGGTGACGCGGATCTCGTAGGTTTTGCCACCGGAGTAAACAAAGTGACGTACCACGCAGGCGCTTTTAGCCAGGTTGTTGTAGGCTATAACGTCTTTGGGGTCATCAAAATACTTCTTGATGTTCAAAGCGACCTTAGCGGGCTTCCTGAGCAATACTGCCGGGTCTTGGCCGCCTGAGCGGTGTTCGCCCTTGGCGTCTTTGAAGTCGTAGGTGATTTCCCAATTCGAGCCTGGTTCTACCCTTGTTTGTGCAGCGCTCAACGCGGCGCTGGCGGTGCTGCCAAAGCGGAACTCGGTGTTGGACCACAATACGGGCGGCAGCATATTGAAGCTTTGTGTTGCTGCGCGCAGATAAACAAAGTCACCGCTGGCACCGGCTGCCACGTTAGTCGTTGTAGAGATAGTCGTGCTTGTTACCGCGCTCACCGTGAAGTTAATAATCGAACCAGAGGCTTCGTACAGTGTCATAATGTCACCGACTACTACGCCTGTCGCGGGGGCCGGGTCGTAGTCAGTTTTCAGAGTAAAGACATAAGGGCTGGTACCGGCAATGCTAGCGATCTCGCGGCCTTGGAATGAGCCAAGCGCGCTGATCGTCGGCTTGATGCGTAGCTCGTTGCCGTTGGCCTCAAACGTCAGCTTGGACACCTGGCAGCCCATGTAGCGCTGCACGATGTTGCCGCTGGAAATATCGAAGGTGTAAGACTTGGGGGCGGCCGGGTCTAGGGTATAAGGCTGGGTGTAAGGGTCGGCACCTGTCCGGCTGCCCGCTTTAAGCATCATGGCAAAGAGCTTGTCAGCGGTGTTCGGCTCGAAGATCAGGATCATGTCGCCGGTGTGGTCACGGAGTCCGGCCACAACAGCTTGGGTGCCGTAGACGTTGCCGGCCACTGGCTCCAATTCTTGCAAGTTGCGGTTGGTGGTTATCGAAACGTCGTAAGATTCAAGATAATCGGTAGGAGTGACGGCTGTGCCGGCTGTAGTTTCAACTGCCGCCCCTACATAGCCCTTATTAGACAGCGTTTCAGCCATAGTTATTTGCTAGCCTCCTTGTCGGCGTTTGGTTGCGGTGCGCTTGCTGGTGCTTGATTTACAGGGAGGTTTGGCTGGTCGACAGGAGTTGAGGGTGTGTCTGCCGGTGGCTTTTCGGCAACCATGTTAGTAACGTCGTCCTTGACTGCCGTGAGGTAGGGGCCGTTTAGTGGCTCATCGCTCTCAATGAGGTTGTCGGCAAGGTGCCTTGAATTGGCAAATACTCGATTTTCAGCACCTTTTTTTATTTCATATCTGAACATTATTCCTCCTATCATATAGTTTTTATGTAACCTTTGTCAAAAGCAGCCCGGTACTCCATGCTAATCCCTTACTAACACCGTCTGGCGTTCGGTTACGGCTATATCTATGACTGCTTCCCTGGTTTCGGGCATATCGGGGCGCTGCGTCGCGTCATACGATATGCTCACGTCGTTATTGATAGTGACAATGCCCGGCACGCTCTGGCTCTGCAAGGTAATATGGCGACGCAGGCCATACATCAAGCTTGTCGGCAGCAACATGCCGGTCGTCGGGTCGCGGCCTTCAATATAAGTCTGTAGCTGGCGTTTGACGGTATCATCGCTTGGCGGCGTACCGAATCCGGTCTTCACGTCTACCAGAATGTGCACATACACATGCTCGGTGATGTCATCGGCTCCGGTTGGCCCGACTTTGTACGTGCCGGCGGCTTTATCGACAATGACGCACGGGAATGCCGCTTCTGGCATGTTCAGGCTGTCCGGCAGGCCGGTAAAGTAGGCTTGCATGATGTTTCCGGCCGGTCCGAACACTTCCTGCACAATGGCCATGATACGCTGTGCTGCATCGGGGTATAATTGCTGTCCATCCATGTTATGAGGCCCCTAGTTTAGACCGTATATCGGCAACAATCGCACGTCGCACAATACTTGTAACCTCCCTATCGGGGCCGAGCATCCGGCGGCGGGGCAATTTGCTTGTTCCGAGCTGGTGGTATTGGAAATATGGGGCGGTGTTGTCGATGGTTAATGACATTGCGGTGGCTTGCGAGCGGAAGCTGCTGCGCATTTTGCCGGTTGCCACCAGCGGCAATGAGGCATACGCGGCAAAGTGCATTGATTTGTAGGCTTGGGTAGCCGGTGACAATTGTGCCCACGGCGTGCTGAACACGCTACCTTCGCTGTCAAAGGCCGGGCCGCTGTAGTAGTCAGTCAATTGGTGGCCGATCTCAGTCAACGGCTTCTTGAAGTCGTTAAGCTTCGCGCCAAGCGCATCCAATTTGCGCATGACTTCCTCGCCGCCCGTCACTTCCACGCTTATAGATAGCGGCACGTCACCACCTTCGGCCGTAATAGAGGTTGCCGACAGGGTTTCCAGAATCGTCAACGGTAAATGGCTGCCCTTGGATGTCGCTCATGCAGAATACGCGGGGTGCGCCGCCCTGAGAGCCAGCAGTAGTGGCGGTCGAGCTGTTTGGCCAGCCATCCGCGCCGCCGGTAGCACCTGGCAAGTCTTGTGGCTTCCCATCTTTACCCACCAGCACCCGCTCTTTCATAATCAGCTTGTCCAATTCCTTCTCTGCCCAGTCAATCTTATCCTTGCCGTTTATGTTGGCATTGGTGTTTTGGCTGTACTGTGCCTGGCGCAAGTATCCTGCGGCCAACACGATGCAGATTTGCTTGAGCTGTGAGTTGATCGGTGGTTGCAGGGGCGTGGCGTAAAACTCATCAAGTGCGCCGTTTATTTCGTCTTGCGCGGCCTGGCGCTTCTCATCTATCTGGTCGTCCGTCACATACGGGGCATGCACAAAGCCCGCCTCGCGGCGTATCTCATCGAGCGTGCAGTAGTTAACATTAAAATTGCCGCGCACGGCTGTTGCTGCTGCCAGGCTAGTTTCGGCAAAGGTAACAGAGTTGTAATTCGTGTACTTATACCAATAGCCGCCGCCGCCAGCCGCATCGGTATAAGTGGTGGCTGCATCATTTGGGTCAATATTTATGGTAGCAAGCAGCGCAAAAGAGTTGTCGGGCGGCTGCGAGCCATCAACATTGGCCGCCCTGTAGACATTGAGCTTATCGCCAAACAGTGCGTACACCGGCTCATACTGGTTGTGTTCAAGCGATGTATAGGCAGACAACGGAATTGCAGTCGGTGAAGTCGTTGAAGTTGAAAGAATAATCTCGCTGCCCTTAGCGCCAGCGGTGCCGATGAGCACGAAAACGGCGCCGGTAAAGTCATTGGTATTGGCGACTGTTAACGAGTTAGAGCCAGCCGCCACACTTGCTGTCAGTTGGGTTTGGTCGCTGATCGTGCCGTCTTGGTAATTTCGTAGATTTAAAGTTTGCGCCATTGGTTTTATTCTAACCTATAAATAAATAGTTGTATCGTTATTGCCTAGCATGATTGGATCAGTGACATCGTTGGGGATGAGAACGCCGCTGGCAAGCAGTACGTCTAAGACTACATTGTACAGGCTTTGGTTGTAAGTAGAGGTGTTGTACATCGTCTGTGTCACATTCCGATTATCGAAAAGAACGCCGATGTATTTGACGTATAGTCAACCATCGCGGCAATGTTGGTTACGTCAATCCGGTTCGTACCGACTGCCGTCAGCTTGTAGCCAATCTGCATGGTGTCGAGCGTACTCTTTGTCCAGTTCGCACCGTCAGGGTCTTGATATGCTACCAGTAGGGAACCAATCGGAAAGGTCGAGCCGGTAGAGGTTGTCTTCCAGAGAGTGGAGTTCGGTATCAGGGCACTTGATTGCTGAATAGTGCCGCTCGCAGTCTTCTCAATTTCAGCCTTGATGGCGGTCGTAGCATCAGCCGTGTTATTGCGGAAGCGCATCAGGATAAATACGCAGTTCACCATGTCACTGACGGTTAAGCCCGAGTCGGTTACATTGAACAGGTCTTCTTGGTTAAGGGTACTTGAACCATTGAAGGTGGTTGCGTCATCGGGAGTGACTTCGTTTACTCTTGTATAGTTATTGCTGCTTCCGGCCGTCCCGCCAGTCTGGGTAACAAAGCTGTTAGCGTCACCCGCCGCGTTCGGTCTGAGGGCAATGATTTTTCCCGAACCAGGATAAGTTTTTTGGAATGAGCCGGTGCTGTCATTGACTGCAATATCGTCAAAAAACCAGTCTCCGGTCGTCTGGGCTTCGCCGTTCAGGTTGCCGCCAAAGTTCAAGGTATCGCCGGCATTGGTTGATATTGTCTGGGCTGAGCTGGTGGCAAACACTGTACCATTCAGTCGAGCTTCAATAATTTGTGAACCGCCAGCTGGTGATCGGTCGATTCTTAATTCCACCATGTACCATGTGTCGGCTGTTAAGGCTGAACTGCTGCTGCCAATCTGAGAACCGCCGCCGTTAAATAGAGCTAGTGTGCTGCTATTGTCTAGCGTAATCCAACAGCGATCAGCGCCATTTCCTGTATCGCGCATGGTGATAATTCGGTTGGCTGCCGAAGGTGCGGTATGCACTCTTAAATAAAGTCGGGCAAAGTAGGGGCCGTTGCCAGCGCTGCTGACATACTGCAAACGAAAGCGCATCTGCGTTGCTGAGGCTAACGATGATATACGGCCAGCATAGGTGCCGCTTCTGACAGTCGTGCTGCTGATAGTTGGCGAACCAGAGGTAGCCGTAAACTCAATACCCGTGGTGACGGTGTTCATTTCAAAACCGCAGGTAACTAGCCTCGCCACTTTAAGCCACCGCGATGCAACGCCAGAGTGACGTGGCGCTATTAAACATGAAACCTACTGTTAAGGGCAGGGTAGTCGAGCCGTTTGATATTGTAGGCGCTGTAACGTTGGAGTTCTCAGTATTAACCCAGGTAATTGATTGGGCTACTGCCGAAGCGTCATAGATACGAATGATCTTAGTTTGGGCATCGGCAGCTGATGCAGTCGTTAGGGTAATTGTCATGGCCGCTGCTGACGAGTTGGTGAAGTTCTGAATGCCGTGGCTTATGTCGGCTGTACCGGCATTGCCCGATACAGAGATGGTCTGTGGCGTCTGCACCTGCAATGCATACGTCTGAGTGCCGGTAAATGTCTGAGCGGCATCAGTACGCGCAATCGTAGCTGATGTAGATGGGAAAGTCATAGTGGTAGAGTCAGTACCGTCTAACGTCAGCGACTTGTTTACGCTCAGTGTCTTGCTGGCCGCACCAAACGATACAGTTCCATCGTTACCGCTGACAGTCAGACTATTTGTGAGGGTTAACGTCTTGCCATCGGTTCCGGCCAAAGTGATATTGTTATTGGTCGTGAGGGTTTTACCATCAGCAATTGTCAGGGTAGCGCTTGAGGACGGGCTAGTAATGGCTACCTTGTTGATGCTCGTAGCGGTAGCCGCACCGATTGTCGGCGTTGTTAGCGTAGGCGATGATGCCAACACTACCGCACCGGAACCTTGTACGCCATTGCTAAGATCGCTAGCGGCTAGTTGGCCAACAGTGATAGCTGCGCCGCTACTCGTTTGCTTTAACACTTGCGACGTTCCACCAGTGCCGCTTAGGTCGGCGTTTGTACCGCCATAGGCAAGTCCAACCTTGTTAGCATTCCATGTGCCTGCTGTCACCGTGCCGACAGTGGCTATATCTGTGCCAACAAGCTTAGAAGCCGCTATGGAACCGGCCAGCATAGCATTTGTAACACCACCAGTTGCTACAGACAGTGTATTGCCAGACTTACTTAAACCGCTGCCTGCGGTAATCTCGCCAGCGCCTGTAAATTGTGCCCAGGCGATGTTATTTGTGCCATAAGTGAACGCGGCGTTGGAGCTAGGAGTAGTAACGACATAACCAGCTGAAGCGTTGGCGGTGCCTGCTTCAACGAACGTATATGCCCCGGCAGGTGGGTCGTTTGAATCGTCCATATCCGTAGCTCTGGATAATGACAGATTAGTGGTGTTGGAGGTAACTACATAAATACCATTGCCCGGCTGGGTAGAGTTAGCGGAACCAGCGCCAGTTGCGGCCGGTGCATCCTTCACCAATATACGATCATTTACAGACGGTGAGACGCCATCGACAGTGGTTCCACTGATCTGGGTCACACTGCCAGAGCTGATGGTAAACGTTTCGCTGCCGGTGGTGGCCGCTTGTACTGACGGCTTGGGGCTGAGTCCTTGCGCCACATTGTCCACGTAGCTCTTGTTGGCTGCATCAGTCGAGTTGACCGGCGTGGCTACGTTTACAATCGTATTGGAATTTGAATCGAAGCCTTGCCCTGCCTGTACGAGTCCTGAAGACTGGAGAATCGTCAAAGGCGAACGGCCGTTTACATTGTCTCTGAATACAAAGTTTTCAGTCGTGTCATTGCGTAGTCCAACTGTCCACTGCACCGTACCTGCATTGGCCAGCTGCAAACCCGCTGAGTTGCTGGTACCAGCACGGCTAGCATTGAAGAAGGAGTTGGTGCCTGAATTGACATTCAGTGCCGCTGCGGTGAAAGTTTTTGTGCCTGCAATGGATGACTGAGTGGTTGAGGTATCGACATAACCCGTGAGCGCATCGGGGCCGCCAGCGCTGTGTCTTGAGGCGTGCGCTTCCAACTGAGCCACAGTGCTGTCTATATTGGAGAACGTGACCCCAGGACAGCCGAATATTGAGATGTTGGTATTGTTATTAAGCTGGACTGCGTAGCCGGATAGCACCGTTTTATTGCAGTTGATGAACTTAATGCTGGTAGCTTTGCCGGATTGTAATTCGATATCGTAAAGGTTCGTTCCGAGCGTACCGCCAGCTCTGGTGATATTCTCAAAGGTTATGGCTCTGGAAGTTATGTTGCCAGCTCCAGCGCCAACATAGAACAACGAGTTTACTGTGGTGGTCAGGTCGAAAATATCAATATTACGGAACACAAACATAACACCGCTTCGTACTCTAGCCACGCCGCCGTTCGTCACCTCTGCCGTAATATCGGTAAAGTAGTTCGTATACAGGAAGTCGGCTGAAGCTGACGTTGCAAAGTCGAAGAAGTAGGTAGCGTGCGTTGATTCGGTCTCCAGGGTGAGACGAGTCCATGAGTTAGCGTTATGTACCGCGCCGGTCGCTGAAGTGAAATCGAAGGCCGGTACAGTTGTCGCGCCGCCATGGTACAAGTAGCACTCCCGCCAGCTGTTGTAGTAATAGCCGAAGTCAAGTTGTTTCCATATGGACTTGCCAGGGTTGAGCTGCGCGATATAAAGGTTCAGGAAGTAGCACTGTTGCAGCACGCCTTGTGGTGCAAACACATGGCCGCCGCCAGACCAGACGCGTATTTCCATGTCCCTAAACGTAATAAACTTTTTACCGTCTTCAAAGTGGAACAGATCGTTGGTGCCGGTAGTTGATCGCAGTATCGTAGCGCCACGGCCAGCGCCTTGCACTACGCTGCCGTTCGGTATCGAAGTAAGTGCGGCGGAGTCGATGTTAAAGGTACCAGGCGGGAAGTCTAAGACAGCGGCGGTGCTAGGCATAGCGCTTATTGCCGATTGGACGGCGGTCGTGTCATCAGTCGTGCCGTCGCCTTTAGCGCCGTATGCCTTAACGTTATAGACTTGGCCGCCTTTGTCTTGTAGCGGAGCTTGCAGCGTGCCGTCAACTTGAACGGCGCCGCCAAACTCAGCTACATTGCTTGATGATGAGGCAATAAATTTGCGGACAAGCAGCTGACGGCTGCCAGTCAAGCGCATAATCTCACGGACATTGATGCCGCGAGCGGAAACGCCTGTGCCAGTAGCGATAGCATTACGGTTCAGCACGAACGTTTTAGCGGTGGTGTCTATAGATAAAATCTTTGTGTCATCGGCAAAATAGGTGATTGCATTGTCCCATATCCAGTCCTCAGCAGCAGGTGTAGCCCCGGATGAAGACGTGTAACTACCGTTTGGCGAGCCGCTTGTGACCGAGACGCCGCTCATTGTCCACCTACCGCTACCCACTGTTTTGTCTTGAAGCTCAAACCGTAGCGGGTTCGGGCTGACATTCTTATACCACTGGCGGAAGCCTAGCCCGTTATCGCGGGAATATTCATCGTTATACAGGTCGAGTGTTCGTGATACGCTGCCAGGCGCGCCAGAGCGCGTTGTGAGTGAAAGTGTAGCCTCTGAGTCATCTGTAGCCGAAGAACTGGCCACCGGCGAAATGAGGTCGATAATTGACCAGGCATTGCCGTCGCCGGTCGTATCGCCGGTGCGTCTGACTTCAAGCAAGTCCGAATCATCTTGATCTATCGTGTAGGTTGAAGTGCCGGTGCCATTAGAGTGCGAAGTAGTAAATCCGGCATGGCCGCTAACAGTGCCGCTGGGATCTGACAGTGTTAAGTTTGCGTTGTCATCTAGTGATGCGTTGCTATTTTGTGCAAGTTTGCCTGTCGTGCCGTTAAAGCGAACAACCGCGTTATCAGTGGCCGATGCTGGGCCGATTATTGCACCAGCACTGCTATGTGTATCCACATAATTTTTAGTGGCTGCATCTTGTACGCTAGTGGGATCAGTAACATTCGTGAGCTTATGATTAATGGCTGTGTCGCCAGCTAAATGTAGCCCAGTTACTTGAGGGGCACTCGCAGTACCGCCGTTAATATCGCCGCCAAGCTGTACCCGCGCCGCTAAGTCTGAAGTAAGGTTCGTAACTTGCGACTCAGTGATATTTGGCACATCCCCCGCTTGTATTGATGATAGCGTGGTGTGTGTACCATCCGAACGCAGATATTTGCCAGAGGATTGTGCGCCGGCTAGTGCATCCATCGATGCTTGCTGCGTCGCTTGACCAGTGCCACCGTTGGCCACACTGACTGGCGTATTGAGTGAAATAGTATTACCAGATTTGCTAAGACCCGTGCCGGCTAAGGTGGCACCGGCAGAGCTGAACTGTGTCCAGGTTTGGCTCGTGGTATCGACAGTAATTGGTGTCGCACCAACCAGTACCCAGCCTGAACTACCATAGGTTGTACCACCATCGACAAAGGTGAAAGCCCCGAGTTGGCTTGAACCGCTCGCAAAATCAGTTGGTCGAGTCCAGCTGCTTGATTGCACCACCCAAATCCCGTTTTGACTAGCGGTTGTTTGGCCGGTTAGGAGTACTCGGTTGCCAACCGTTAGCGATACGCCGTCGATAGTCTGCGTGCCGCTCAATGTCACATTGCTCGTACTAAGTGCTGCCACGCTATTTTTAACAGATAAGCCCTGGGCTATCGCATCAACATAGGCTTTATTGGCTGCATCAGATGAGCCGCTTGGAGCAGGTACTGACGGCGAGGATGAGAAGGTTTTAACACCAGCAACGTTTTCATTGCCGGTGGTATGCACCACCGCAGAGTCATTGGCTTTAGCGGCTAAGTCAGTGGTCAGGTTCGCGACATCGGATTCGGTGATCGCCAATACTGTTTTGACCTGACTTGCTGTCAGATCGGCCGCATTTGCCGGAGACGCGGTATTATTGCCTTTGATTGTATTGGCTGGCAGCTGCGCTTGCTTAGCGTTGGTAACGGCGTTATTAGCTATCGCAGGGCTGGCTGCCGTGCCAGCAAGATCGCCGGCGAGCTCGATTACTCCGTAGCTGCTCGTAGAAGCGGCAGGCAGGTTGGCAACTGGCACCGCTGCACTGCTATTGAGCGGGGCATAGCCGTTGGCCGCGCCTTTATTTGCCGTGTACTCATAAGGATACGAGCCGCCGCCAGTCTCAAGGTTATTGACTGCCGTTTGCAGATCGGTCGTATTTTGCGCGACATCGAGCAACGCGACCGTTACTTGTCCGGTGTGTATTTTAGTAGTCGCTGAGATGGTAAATACATCACCAGAGCGGGCGCTGACCAGCACCTTCTCCATATTCGGATCGAGCGCCGGGTTGGAAGGGAACGAGAGGCCATTCCAGAGTGTGACAATAAACCCGTTGCCTGGTTGTGGAAACTTTGCGCCATCGCCTGAGTGGAGCGTGATGGAGGTGACGCCGGTGGTACTCAGGTTGGTAAGCGTCGTACTGATCGCGTTGTCGGCTGTTTGTTTGAAGGCTGTCGCCACTTTATCCCCTATCTACCAACACATCGGCAGCTCGTCGGAAGTGTCTTCTGTTTACTAAGTTTTGGTCCTTTATACCTGTTTCACGATCAACGTTACGTTCGTTGTTGAGTCGTGGGTATCCTGGTTAGCGCTGAAAGTGACTTGCACGGTATATGCGCCGGATAGCATGACAGGTGAAGTCAGCTTATCGGCCGTCTTAGTATTGGCGGCCAATGAGCTTTTGCTGTACACGGTAACACCGTCGGCATCAATTAGGCTAACAGTAGCTGTAGCGCTGTTGTCAACGGTAGCTGGCGTTAGACTGTTCACCTGCCATAGCTCGCCGTTGAACTTCTGGCTGGTATTGCTGACGGTCGTAACGCTCCCCCCATGCGTGAGCGATAGGGTTTGCGCGTATCGTTTGATGCCATAGCGACTTATCATGGTTCAGTCCTTACGATATTTGGGCAGCAGTTGCCGCTACTTCCTCTGGGCTTGGCTGGCCTTTAACTGGTACTGAGGCGGCAGCGACTTCCTCTGGTGATGGAACGTTAAACTGGCTTGGAGCTGGCGCTGGGGCAGGAGCTGGCTCGCTCTGTTGCTGTGGCTGCGGCGACGGTAGGTCGCGTATTGGCCAGCCATCACCGCCGGGAATGTCTTGGTTCGATGGCGGTACGGCGGCAGCTTGTTCGCCCTGGCGCTCCTCTTTGGCTACAACTACTCCCGCTTCCAACAGGAGCTTGGCGGCGTTTTCGTCGAGGTCTTGGACGATCTGCCCGGCCACGTAGGTCACGTCGTTATGCCTGATGTTCGATAGTGCTTCGTATATCATCGGTTACTCCTAGCTCGTCACCCGCTTAGAGGTCGTTAGTTCCTTAGTAATGTAGGCCATGACGATTGGCTTTGAACCGTTAGGAGCGGTGTTGGTCGATGCCGTGTTGCTCTCAATAGCGCTCGTCGATGTGGCGACAGTCGGCCTAGTGGCTTCCCATGTGCCGTTAACCTCAGTGCCAAGCACCAAATCTGCCGGTAACATACGCTCAAGTCCAAGCTTTACGCCGATGCCGACGCTAATTGTGTCATTGGCGTCATTGGTGTAAGCCGGTAGTACGATGCTAGTAACAGTCTTGAAGGCTTTATTGCCGACAACCGTGGCTGTACCGTTTGAGGTAATGTTCTCAGTGATCGTCGCGCCCCGGATGTTCGTACCGTTGATGGTCACAACACCGTTCTGGCCGGCGAAGCCGCCAGTGATGGTAATGTTGCGCGGAAAATCGGGGTTGGTGAGGTTGGCGGTTATCGTTTGGGCGGCAACAGCCAAGTTGGTTGCCGCTAGTACAGCAGTGGCGCTGGCGGCTGCCGGATTAGTCCAAGTCTGGACATACACAGCACCGTACTTGGACTGAAGCTCGTTGACGATCCTACGCTCGTTAGAAGTCTTGATGATCTGCATCATGAACTCCTTTAAGCTACAGCATTTTTTATGAGATAGAACGCCTCCGGGCCGACAACTTCAGCGTGGTAGTAATCGTTGTTGCGAATCCACTTCGTCTTGCGCTTCTGCTCGAACCAGCTATCTACGTAGCGGCCCTGCTCAAGCGTGAAGTGGTAGGCACCGTTCACTGTGCGTAGTCCTGGGGTTGGGGTAATGTAGGCGAGCCACACATGGTTGCCCCAAACGAAGTTCATGGAAGCGGTCAAGTTCTCGGCGGCACTGTCGTACACCGCGCTAGAAACGAGAATCTTGTTGATGCCGAACTGACCGAACAACTGTTGCATCAGTTCCAGTGTGAGGCTGGCAACGTTGGAGTACTTGACGCGCTCAATGAGGTCGGGGTGCTGTTGCAGAATTGAGAACGTGTAGTAGCTCATGAACAGCGTGTTGGCAGGCTTCAGGCCATTCTTGCGCTGTTGCTGGGCACCAGTCTTCAAATCCTCAAAGGGTGTGGAGTTAGCGTAGTCGCTCCACTGGTTTGTGCCGGAAAGGGTCGTGTTGATGGTCAACTTAGCAGTATCGGCCAGAGTAGTAGCAACGGCTGTCTCCTTGGTCAGCGCCATCATTTCGCTCAAGTTGTTCACGATGTCGATTTCAAGATCAAGCGGAGCTTCGGTCATTACATCCTGGTCGAAGTCGATACCGTCCATCAACTCGTGACCGCGCAGTGGGCCGAACGCCTTGGAAGTCATACTGAACTGTGCCTGCTTGGTTTCACCGAAGCGGGTACGGGTGTCATCAACCACTTGCTTCAGGGCTTCCTTGCCGTATGTATAGATATTGAATTGTTTCTTAGGCACCATGACTGCTGGTGCCACCTGCTCGGCAATGAACTGAGCGGGGTCGTTGTAATATGCCTGGCTAACATTAGTTAGAGGAATATCTTTGGTGAAAAATTGACCTTGCAT